CCATCAAAGAATGCATAAAGACTAGTTGATGGTTTTAAAGTTCTAGCATCAAATTTAATATTCCTAGACCTCATATTAGAGGCTATTTGAGTATTAATTACCTTAGGTCCTTCGTTAATAGTGCTAAATGTTTCTCTAACTAAACTCTTACTTGCTGTCCTAGTAGAAGTACCAGTCTGATATCCATTAACTGTTGTTACTTTCTCCAATCTATCATGATTCCACTCTGTCTTAGTGTCTGACCAATTTTCTTTAAATCCAGTCCAGTTATCTGCCCATGAACTCCAAGTTACAGGACCATATCCAGTTCTAGAATCAAATCCAGCAGCATCTAATTGTTCCCCACTATTAGTATAAGTTGTAAGATCATCATGTTTAGCCTCAAGTACAACTTGATCTATCCATATATCAGAATCAGGAACTAAATTTATAGTTCCTCCATAATAACTAACCAAATATGGTGTAACATTTTCTACTCTAGTAGCAAAGGGTTGATCAACATGAACAACATCTTCATAGTCAAGAGTTAATACCCTACCAGTTTTTCTAATTCCATTGGCACTATTTAAATCCAATTTAAGATCCAATTCAGTTGTATGGTGAGCAGGTCTTAATTCTCCATTATGGTAATCAATAGAATTCTTTACTATGGTAGTCTTAAGTTGATTTTCTGTATTAGCAAAATCATCCACAAAGAATCCAGATTTAAATCTGTTCAATCCATCAGTATCAGTTATTTGCATATTCAATGTATCACTTTCTAATAATGTAAGTGATGTATAAAATTCTAAATTCTCAATTCTCTTTTCAAGTTTATTGATATCACTCATCTGATATCTCTTATAATTAGCAAGAGTTATACTTGCATCATTAACATTGAATAAGTATGCAGGTAATTTAATTGACGCTACTTCTAACGCTCCATCTATAGGAACTGGAAATTCTGGAGTCTCAGCAGGAGATCCTTTTATTAATTGAAACTCTCCACTCTTAGATAGATAAATTTTATCACATCTAGAAAGATAGAAAGAATAATCTAATAGAATAGATCTATCAGATGCTAAAATATTTTGAGCAGAATTGCCAGATGCAGTAAAAGATCTACCTAAAAATTCAAAAGGAGATCTAGCAGTTCCTGAAAAATCAGAAACTCTAGGTCTTATGTCAATAAGATCACTTACTCTACAATCATTAATTATATGTAAATCATCATAATCAAAATTATCATAAGAATTTACAGTAGTAATATCTCCAGTATCAGATGCTGTGAAATATGCAGATTCAAATATAATACTCAATCTCTTGGATGGTGCATCATAACCTGGTTTTCTTACCACTCTACTATAATCATATATGGTGCTTCTTTGTCCATCATCATAAGTAAACTCATCAGTTATGTTATTAGAACCTAAAGCAAGAGCACCAACTGTTGCAGTAATTCCTGATTCTTGGAAAGTTACTATTTCACCAACTTGAAGATCAAAATCATTTAATAAAGTATAATCAATAGCAGAATCAGTGTTTTTGCTAACATATACTCCAGTTGATTTGCTAGTATCACCAACAAACATTTCTCCAATTAATAGGTCTCCAGTTTTTGCTGTTGGACTATTGATAGAAGTTAAAGTTAATACTGGTAAAGATGCATTATTAGTATTAGATGATTCATATACACCATAAACTTTAGTTACATCAGGAACATTTAATGATATCTCACCATCTTGAACTCTAGTTCCAAAAACTGTATTATATGTCAAACCATCATTTAATGTGGTGGTTCCTATTCCAGATGTTGAACTTGCTGATCCAACTATATTAAGTACATTAATTTTTTGCTTTTCTTTAATTTTTGAAGTTACATTTATTTTACGTAATGTTGCTATCAATTTAGCTGGACTATCAGTTCCTAATCCATTTATGGTTACTTGAGTAGATCCTGTATTAAAATTAAACTTATCTGCTGATAATGACTCTGTGGTTCCATCAGTTCTTATCAAAGTATAATTCTCTTCATCATATGATAAAAAAGTTTCATTAGCATTTCCACTACTAATAGCACCAGTGGAATTACCACTAATAGTAACATCAAATTGTTTTTTGATTGTAATATGAGAATCTGTTAAATCTACAGTAGAAACATTTTTCTTAGGAAGATGTGTATATAGATTATTGTCAGTAGAAGATTGGAATTGAGAAGTTAATATCTTAAAGTTAGATGGATTAATTTCTCCAGAAAGAGCATCACCAGCTATTATAGTAGGCAATCCCCCCTCACAAACACCAGCAACAGTAGTAACTCCAGATATAGTTAAAGAATTTTGAGAAACACTTTCAATTCTTGCATAGGAAACAGTAGTTTTTCCTGGACTACTATACTCTATAATATTTCCAACAGTAGCAATTCCACTAAAGAATTTAGTTGGATCTGCACTAGTAACTGTAGAAATTCCTAAAGATGCTCCTGAAGTAGTTGCTGCACTAATATTAACTTCTCCAAGATTAGCAAATAAACTTTGCTTTACATCAGCATTAAAAGTACTTGCTGTACTTACAGTTCCATTAATAGATTTAATATCACTTGTAGTATAAGATGTGGATGCTGCTGAAATATTTCCACTTTCAACTCCGTTGAAGATTAGTTGCTCACCAGTAATAAAGTTTCCTTTTGTATTATAAGCAGTAATAGCAGTACCAACAGAATTATATCTTAAATATCCTATAGCACCACTAGATTTTCCTTTAATATGAGTTGGAACAACTAGAGCATTTGATGGATTAGTATTTAAAGTTATATTGGTATATGTTTGAATATCATATAATGCAATATCCCACTCATTTTCAGTTGGAACTGAACTATTATAAGAACCTGATTCTAGAGCAAAATCATATACACGTGCCAATCCTATCTCTTTACCAGCAGCAGTAGTTCCTGCAGCACCAACTCTTTGATCTCTTAAACTTACAGTGTAATCAGTTCCTATTCCTATAATAGGAGAACCACTAACTCTATTTAAAGTAAATGTAGGACCAGTAACATAATTAATACTTTGTCCTTCTAAAAGTTTTGTAGTTCTTGGTTTTTCAAAATCCAAAAATGTAGGAACAACAGTTTCTACTTCAAATCCTTCAACGTATGCTTTTCCTGGTGATAACTTATATGTTCCCAAATCTTTACTGGGAGTATTGTTATTATAAGTTATTTGGTTTGAATTGAATATTCCATTATTACCTTCAAAATCATTTAAAGTATTTTTGGCAGTAAGAGAGAATGGTCTAATATAATAGTTACCAGACTCATCAAAGGTTCTTTTTGCTAATTCATTTCCCAACTCATTATAATCATTCTCTTGACGTACATATATTAATTCTCCACCCCTAATATCCATCAATTCTATAAAATTAGATGGTTTAGTTTCTTGTGAAGGAATTGCTGTTAATACTACTGATACACTTAATCTATCAGCTCCTGGTGCTGTATAGTTACTATATCCAGCAGCATTATCTGTTAAATTTTCATCTAAATCAGAAGTAACTATAGATTCCTGAATACGCAATCCAACTTTAAAATCCCCATCATTACGATAAGGATCTAATACAAGAGTTTGAGATTTTACTTCTACAAAATATCCTTTGACAAAATATATTCCTTCTGATAAAACTGCAGCAGATCCAACAAAAGAACATGCTCCAGTAACTAATTGAGCAACAGGTTCTCCTGGTTGAAATACTAAACCACTTCTAGTGGTTACTACATTATTATCTAATAATAAACTTTCTCCTGAAGAAAATACTTCATTACCTTCTCCACCAGTATTTAAATATGTAAGAAATAGAACATACCAATTACCACCAGTTGGTTTTCCAATATATGACTTTATTTTTGCCTTTACACCAGATATACTACCTACTACTACTTGATCTAATAAATTATCTAGATATGAATTAACATCTACACCTTCATTAGATATTTGAATTCTAATAGAATTATATCCTCCATTATACCTAACTCCACCTCCAGTTACAGAAGATCCATCTTTAAAAACATGTTGTCCAAATTTTTCAATCTGATTCTGAAGAATAGATTGAATGCCAGTCAGTTCACGTGCTTGAACTGGTAATCCTGGTTTAAATAGTATTTTGCAATAAGTGTCTTTTGCATCAAAATCGTCAAAATAAGGAGCGACGTTTAGATTGGTTTCCTGTGGCATGATTCTTTAGAATTGCAAAATGACTTTGATATCTTCTCTTTGATTAGCAGACCTAGTAATAGAAGGTCTATTATCAACATAAATTATATTTCCAGAGTATTTCTTAACTTCAGGATTTGAAATTCCTTGTATGAAACTCTGACCAAGGTAGTATGTTCTATTATTTATTATGGTACTTATACCAGGACTTCCTGATGTTCCAAAGTTAGTATCTATTCCTAGAGTACCTTCATTACTAGCAATATTTACATTTCCTCCAGTTGTAGGATTTGCTGTAAATGAGTGTAATGAGAATCCATATGTTGGATCTGTTTTTAAAGATCCATCACTATTAAATCCAACTAAACTCTTATCTTGCCAATATTTCAAAACACCTGTTGTTTGATCATAAGAAACAACTCTACCTACAGCAGTAGATCCTACACCAACAGTTTGAGTAAATTGTCCATCCAAATTAAAGGTAGCAGTGGTATAACCTGCACCAATAAGTTTCAGAGCATAAAGTGAACTAGCTTTAGATAAAGTTAAATTGGCAGTTGAATCATATGCTTGAGGATTTTCTACAATTCCAATTCTAGCAATCTGGTTGCCTGTTATAAAATCTGGATTTTCTGTATCATTTTCAATTTTAGAATAAACTAAAACATTATTAGATCCCAACTCCCTATAGATATCTGCACCATGTCCACCTTGAGGTGGTATAATAACATTAAAGACTGGTAATGTTGTACCAGTAGGAACACCTCCAGTCACTAAATCAACAGTACCATAAGTATATCCAGACCCACCTTTTGCAATATTAATAGATTCTACTTTAGCATCATTATTAATAACAATAGTTGCTTCTGCACCAGAACCATCCCCACTAATAGGAACACCAGTGTAGGTTCTATTTGCAGTTCCTATACCAGCTCCTCTACCAACAATAGTAGCAATTTTTAATTGTCCACTACTAGATGCATTATCTCTTACAGCAGAATTATCTGTGCTAGTATCCCAGTCATTGGGAACAGGCATAAAGTTAGTAGAATCAAACTTAGATATATCACCTGGTTTAATGGTATAGAGATATTTCCATAAGTAACCATCTCCACTATCACCTGCTGCTTTAGGTTCAAGATCTGTAAATGTAGGTTGGTCTAATGATGGTCTTCCTGTAGTATTTTCTGGATCTGTTCCATTCTGCAAACAAATATAAACTTTAAAATCTTCATTTACAACAAAATATTTTGATGAATATAGATTAGTTGCTCCAGAAGGTTGTGCAATATTTGATCTACTAATATCACCACGATACATGTCATAAGTTATACCTGAAGTCCAAGTATTCTTATTAACCATCCT